AACCTTATCGACAAAATCTAATACCGGCAAGTTTTGACCCATTGTACCATCTTGCGCATCATAGAACTCATATATAGTGTGAACTCTTATTTTTAGCGGCTCGTAAATTCTGCCGCCATTCCCTAGTTGTTGAATTTGCAAAGGATTAATGAATTCGATAAAAATAGCAGGCTTCGGAAAATCTTCAAATTTTCCTTGACTAATCTTATTCGATTGACTTGCCCATAATCGAATATAAGTAACATCAATACCAATATTAGCCTGAGTTAACACGCTAAGTAAATATTGTTGTATTGCTAAAAATAATAAACTCATTCTAATACTTTTTTAAATTCACTTTCAATTTTTCTTCTAAGTTTTTCGTGTAATTCTTTATTGTTACCCATCATTTTACGAGCCGGCATGTATTCAGTTCCTTCGTTCAAATACTTTGCATACGGCACATCTTTAATTGCCCATATAATCGTATTAAAATCAAAGGACTTAATTGTATTTTGCATTGCACTGTGAAGCCTACCACTCGATACCAATATCGCCTTCCCTTGAGACAATCTCGTCTCTTTTTTTCTTGACTGCCAATTTTCACCATCCCACTGAGCCTTTTGGAAATTTAACTGAAAATAAGATTGTCCAATTTGAGCTAACAGCCTAGGTACTTCTGTCTTAGCCTCTTCTAATTTTCTTATCTTATCTGCAAAATTAAATTTATCCATTTTATTAAGTCATTGCCGTTTGTGTCGTTGGGTAAAAATCCCAAACAATATCGTCACGTTGTAACGAACTACCTTTTTTTATAAAAACGCCATCAAAAGTAAAATTAGTAATTGGACTATCTCCCTCCATTACTGTCATGCATGACCTACTCCAAAATTCAAAATCATTCCACATATTCGGCCGTAGCCATATAGTTCTTAATGGCTTCATTGCTTTTCGATAGTGCGCCACGCATTTAGCAACCATAGCCGCACCAATAGGTAATTTATTGCCATGAATATCAATAGGATTATCGTCAACATAATAATTATTAAGCGACCTTTGTTCTCCAATTGTTCTTTTTAAATCTTTAGTTTTTGACATATTCAAATATAGTGATTAATCCTTTTCGGGAATTTCTAAATTAAAATTATTTTTCGCTAATTCCCTGTATTGTTTTGAAACATCAAAATAAGGATGTTTATTTCTCCCCGTATCTTGAAAAATTACTTTGTCTTTTCCGGGATTCATATTGAATAGCGGATTTTTATTTATTTGTGAGAAAGTTGATTTTTCTTTTATCTCATCTTCTCCACTAACTCCTTGCTCACTTGCCATATCTTCATCCATTGAAATCACTACGCATTCGCAATGGAAATGATTTAGTGGCATATTTGAATCCCAAAATGGATCATCTACCCTTGCAACTATTTTATCTAATGGCGAACAGATTTCGCAAGTATGCGAATCCATTACGGCACTATACATTAAGTATGGAAGATCTTTTTTATTACTTTGAACTTGCTGCCATTTGTTAGCGGCTCTCGCTTGTCCTATTGCTGTGTCGTATTCCGTACGCAAGTAATTTTTATCATACGTTTCAAATATTTCTCCTGCCTCTAATTTAAAATCTTTGAACGACTTAGTATATCCATCTTTTCCAATTAATTTATCAGACATTTCTAATGTCTGTGTAAATGTTTTTGCAGCCGAAAACATATAAATATTTTCTCGTAATTCTGCCAATAATTCGTAATCCGGACTATCCAAAACAAAGTCAGTTAACGTGCCTCCATATCCTTCGTAGATACCTTCCTTAAGCAGATTTGCAGTAGACAAATATAATTCTTTAGGTAAATCTTCAACAGTAAATAAACCATTGTAAATACCAACAATAATTTTTTCTATCTGTTCATCCGTTAATTTATTTTTGTCTTTTTCAGGCATAAGTGTTTAATAATTTAGTTTTTACTTTTGCTGAAAATTGTGGAGCATCTTGTGTTTTAGAAATGGTTATTTTTTCAGCCCTTATCCCGGTTCTTTCTTCAAAATAATCTGCCGGCATACTTAACCCTGCTTGCGACATTGTGTAAGCTATGTCTGCAACCGCTTTATTGTTTTTATTTTCAGATTCTTTTAATTGTTGTTTTTCAATGTCGTTTTTAAACTCAAATTTAGTTCCTATTGGAATTTTTATCCCTAAGTTAATTAATTTTGGTATAAAAAAATCATTTACAATATGTTCAACAAATCTGCTATCAGTACTTTCGATATTCCTTAATGCTTCTGATTGTGGACTATCTTGTCCGTCAGCTGTCATTTTACCGGCACTTGCTGACATAGCATCTTTGTGTCCAAGAATTATAGAAGTTATTATTTTTTCTTTTCTAACCTCTAAATTTTCGTATGATTTCCAACCAGTTCCGGCGCTATCTCCATTGATAAAATCTATTTCCTCGTCTTTGTCTGTGACAATCCAAGCCTCAGCACCCATGCGGGCTAATTCCGTCTCAAACTGCTTTCTTTCTTCATCTTCCTTATTAGTTCTTCCCCATCTAAATGGCTGTCCGAATATCTCACAATAAGTCGTATTCCATCCATCTAATGCTCTTAAAATTATCTCGTATCTGGCAACGCTATAAAGATACCCGTAGCCACACTTAGAGATCCCTATATCGCTCGGAGTTGGTACGTATAGTGACCAATCATAAAAGCTTTCTCCATTTTTATCTTTGAAATTAGCATCCATAAAAGGAATGCCACTTGGGATATAGTGAAAAGGAGACAATATTAACCTGTCGGGGCTTATATTTGCCCGGCGAATAATTTCTAAATTTGGGAATTCATTTTCAATAACGTCCCCAAATCCAATTAATGAGTAACCAAATGCCTGAGCGTCCAATATGTAATTAATGGCATTTTGAAACCATTGTTTTTTTATTAACTTAGTCGCTTCGTCGTTTGTTTTTCCACTTTCATCGCAAATATGGAAATTTTTCAGAAGAGTTAAATTTTTTCTTTTTTGCATGCACGATTTTACGTGACCATTTAATTCAACATCTTGGAATATTCTTTGAGCAGATACCCTATAAGGCAATATCGGGTATTCCATTTCTTTGATGGCTTGACGCCACATTGAAGTGTCTGTCTTGTATCTAATTAATTGAACTGGCGCAAAATAATTGCTAATTTTCTTGGCGTCACTTTCCATTATTGGCGTGATGCTTTGACTCCCACTTAATAAATTCGAATTGTCACCAACTGGAAAAAAGAAGTTAGCCGCTTTAGTTGATGCTACTCCTATAATTATATTTCTTGCCCTATCTTTGAATGCCATTTTAATAATCGTTTATTTGTTTTATCGAACTTCCTCCGCTTATTCTACTACCTTGCGCGGGCTGTTTTTCTATTAAGTCAACGGTTGTGTCTCCAACTTGTGCACATTCTTGAAGCCAGCCTAATGCACAATAAGTCGGGTAAATTATTTTTCCTTTATACTTTATTCTATCCTCCGCCATACCCATATAACGCTTTTCTATTTCAATAGGCGTATTATTCGGACTCAACCTTGAAGATACATGATAAATTAAAATTCGTATCATGTACATAACTAATTGAGCATTTCGATTGTCTCCACTAATCCAGGTGATAGGCTGCCACTTCGTAATATCTTGTCCTGGAATATCTGTTGAAAGAACATTAACTAACGCTTGCCAAATCATGCCGCTAAAATTGACAAATGAATTAATTGAATAATTAATTGCCGTCCATACACTTGGATTATCAATTACTCCAAGTCCAGTAACAGTATAATCAATACCTATTCCCCAATACTTTACGCCATTAATTGGATCGTCTGGAAATATATTGTTAGGGACTACATTTGAATATTCGCCAGCCTGTAATTTATCTGCGTGATCTTGAATTAGACTTGGTAGAATTGCTTTGTAAACTTTATTCTTATGAAAAATAATATTACCGACGATATAATATTTATTCAAATCAAATGGCAAATAAGGATAGTTAATATAAAACAAATCGTATTGATTACCTACTAACGTCCATTTTGAAGGGTCGAAAGTACTGGTAGCTCCACTTGTTTTTAAAACATAAATTTTTCCTGATTGCAAAACGTAATCAATGCCAATATGCGTGTATATAGTCGTAGTAAGATAAGCATCCGCGGTAATTTGAACTAACGAATTAGCTTTAAATTTAGCTGTTAATGAAAAATTATTAGTTGGCGCAAATACAACATCACAATCATATTTATCTGTTAAATAACTTATCATTTCGGCTTGTGCGGCCTGCTCTACACTAACTCGTATAGCATCATTTGAAGCTAATATTTGTGTCAAATTAGCGTTTTGAATATAATTTTGATAATCAAAATATCTTAAAAATCCCATAAAACAAATATAATATTTTTTTAATTAGTAATCGTCTTTAGATTTTGCTTTGCCCATTGATATGTTTGTTTTCTTATTGCCGGACTGATATTTTTGATATTCATTCGCAAAAGTATTGCATAAAAAATATCTTGTTAAGTCGACAAAATGCCCAAAAGGCTGATAAGATACCTTTGTAATTGGATTAGTAATCGTTTTTTTATCAACCTTGCCGTTCTTATCCTCTTTAGTATTTTCGTAGTCCGTTATTGCTTTTCTGCATGATTTATCGGCTCCAAAACTCATTCCTTCGATACCACCATCCAGTAAAGTATTAAAAAAATCAGCTGATAACATTACGGATGGATTTGAAGATGTTGTTTTTCTTGATGGCTTAAATTCTTTTAATTCGTTCATTATTAACCTAAATAAATCGTGACCCTTTTCAAGCTTTACATCTTCTTTCTGACTTGTTGCATCACCTCCGACATATACGCGTCCTTTATGCTCCCATTCTGTTAGTTTTCTGACTATTTCGCGCCCCATCCAACTGATTTTATTATTTGGACTTTCAGCAGCTATACAATGAATCATTCGGGGGCTTTTTTCGTCTTTGCCGACTTGAAAAAAGCCACACGGAAAATACGGATTAACGTTTTCATCAAAATATAGATAGATCGCACATTCCGGGTCGTAAGGAAATAAACCGGTATGAATTTCCGATCTCCAACACTTTAAAAACTCGCCGCCAAAATTAGTTTTTCCCCATTCACCAAGAACGTTGACGTTGTAGCTATTTGAATTTCTTAATCTTAATGCTTCGTATTCCGATATTAAGTTCCCATCCCTGTAACCATAAGTTTTGCAAGGACTGCCGGCTACCCAATAATTGTCTTCAAATATTGTTTTTATTAACACTACTTTACCACAAGTGGAACGTTTTACAAATGAATTTGGGGATGGTAATTTATATTCCATTTCATTAAAAATATAACTATCAACAAATTCTTTTACCCAACTATTCTCATCAACCGGATTCCATGACCCTAAAATCTTTTGTCCTTCAATGCCTCTCAATGATAAATTAAACTGTTCAAATTCTGACTTTTCAAAATGGTTTAATTCATCAAGATAAACATATTTATAACTTTCTATTCCTTTTGCTTTCTCAGGATCGTCTAATCCTTTCATAACTATTTCAGAATTAAAAACAGATCGGTAATTAAAATCCAATTTTGTGAATGCCGGACTTAGCCGCATTGATTCAATTGCCAAATTAAATGATTTTTTTAGGGTCGTTTTTATAATTGTGGATTCTTTACGAAATGCAATTGTGTTAGATTTTTTAGTATAACATTCCTTTGCTAATATCTGACAAATGGATATTGTTTTGGATGAAGATTTTCCTCCATAAACTAAGATAATTCTTAATGAATTATCTTTCAATAAGTCATTTAAAATGAAATAAAGTGGATTGAACCATTTCTTATCTAATCTTAACATTATTCGTAATTTTCTTCAATGTCTTTACCAACGGTTATAACGCTTGCATTAATTTCGGTTGGAATTAACTTCGATGCAATCTTGTAAAATTCAGTTGGCGAGTCTTTTGCCCAGGCTAATAAGTTAGCCTCTTTATCTTTTTGAAGTTCATTAAATGCAAATAAAACACTTTCCCTAACGCTTTTAGTTAAGTTATTGACAGCCCCTTTAGGCTTGCCTTTATTCCCTTTTTGAAATCCTTTAACTCCCTTTGCCAATGTAATCTAATGTAATCTCTGTGTAAATCAATGTATTTTACATGTAAAAATAGGCAATAGTTTGAATTCTTCCAAAGAATGAACAATAAAATAATTTAAATTTTGTTCTAAAATTCGATTTTGAAAATCTACCTGAACATGTTGCTGCTTACCTCCTAATTTCTTAACCTCAATAAATATAGTTTGTCCTTCATGAATTAATATTAAGTCTGAAACGCCAGCTAATAATCCCGTAGCTTTTAATTTATTTGCCTCGATTTTGTTACGGTATCCACCATTAGGGACACTAAAAATGATTGAACGTTGATTATGACTCTTAAGGCAATAATTATTGTTAAAATAGGTTACAATTGATGCTTGTATGTTATCTTCCATAAATGCGAAAATAGTTAAAATAATTCTGTAACCGGATAAAAGGTGATTGGTTACAGAAAAATGTTTGTAAAGTGTTGATTTTACTATACGTAACCATGTAACCACCATTTTAACACTTCCATTTCTATACTATATAATATATTTTTTTATTTTATATTATAATATATGCCTTTTCTTTTTTTATATAATATATAAAAATTTATATGTGTAGTATGAATTTATATGGTTACAATGGTTACATTCAATGTTTATTGGCATTGCAAAAGGTTACAGAATGGTTACAAGTGGTTACATCCAGTTACAAAAAAAGAGGCTAAAAAGCCTCTCCAAATTGAAAATATTTACAAACTATATTTAGTTCATCCCTTAGAGGTACGTTTATTTTAATAGGTATCTTATGGTATTCGCACCAGGTTTTTATGGCTTCATTTTGCTTTTCAGATGACACCCAATAAATTTTAGGTACGTTGTTTTCAATTAAATAATTTGAAATGTTTTGTTTTAAATCCTTTGTTTTTATTTTTTCAGCCTCAATCCATTGAGGTAAATATTCAGAAATAATTGAAATCATATTTTTTCCATAGGTATGTTCAAATTGTTTTTCCCATCCGGTTGATGTTAATTCGATTTTAGTAAGCTTCCTGTTAGCGATAAGCCATTGTTTTACTGATTGCAGTATAAATGTATCAAATCCATACCAATCTTCTTTATTCCAACCTTTTGGGAAGTGGCATCCGAAATGTTGGTCTAGTCCTCCGGCCTTTGTAAAAAAGTCTGTAAATTCGATTGGAATAATTCGTCTGTTAAGTCCACCATCATTTGTATCAAATGAGAATTGAGTTTGAAAAACAAATTTAGGGCCATCTTCCACCGGCATTTCAACCTCATCTTTAAATAATTTCTTCATGATAAAAGTCCCGGTGCTAGGTTCTTTAAAAAATTCATACGGAAAATTTTTAGGAACATCTGACAAGGCCATAATTCTTTGGCCAGACCATGACTGGAAAAATTTCTCATCAAATTTAGCTTGAGCAGCGTTTTTGCTGTGATAAGTAGTTGTATGGGATAAAAGATTACAAAATACATTTTTTCCGGTACCACCTCCATCTTTAGGATTAACGCATTGTTCAGTAAGAACAATCATGTAACCGGTTGTTTCGTCTTTAAATTCATGTACAAGATAGCCGATTATTTTTTGAATGTGTAGCTTTTGTTCCCAATTAGTCGCAAGACTGAGATACTCAATATATTTTCCACCTTCGTAAAATGCGTAGTCACGAGTTTGTATTTTTTCAGCAAAAACAGCTAATGGAGTGGGATAATATAAAACTTCATCAGTTGTGGCAGTTATTTTAATGTAGCCATTCTTAAAAAATTTATAACAAGTATCAGCATTGTCTTTTAAAATTTCAGTTTCTTTAATGATTGGGAGCCTGGACATTGTATATTTACCGTTCTTTTGCATAAATGATTCGTAAGCATTCAGAATATTTTCCTGCTCGTCTGGTTCATCTTCTTTAACGTATGCTTTTATAATATCCTGGAACTGCCTTTCAGTTGCCTGGTAAATAACATTGTCTTTTAATAATCGTAAATCTGAACGATACAACCTAAATCCCAATTCTGATGCAATATTTAAAAGAGCCTCCCTACTAATTTCAAGTTTACTTTCATCATTATATTTCCAAAAAGTACCAAAAGGATATGCGACTTCAATTGCAGCAGCCATTACTTGATAGTGCATTTTAGCCTCTGGACTGAAATTTTCTGGAATAGGTTTTGATTTTTGGACTTGTTTTTTTACGACTTGTAATTCTCTTTGTTTATTTACTTTGCCGAATCCAATTTCTTGAAGGTGCTTAAATGTGGCTTTCTTATCTGAATTGAATTGCAAAATAGATAAAGCAGTAGAAGGATTGTAGCCCTTTTCTGGCTCAAATGCTGTCGAGCTTGTAAATATATAAAAGCACCTTTTTTGTAGGTTAAATGATGCGTGTACCGCTTTAGATTTTGATTCTGGACGAGAATACCAAATGAAATTTTGATTTTGTCCGCATTTTTTCCAACCGTTATTTTCTAAAACAAGCTCACCTTCCGGGCTATTATTAAAATGTTCGTATGGGTTTTCATCGTAATAATCTCCAACAAATTTAGAAACAGTATAAGGCTTGTCAATTTTTATTATTTGATTGTAGGATTTACCTAACGTAATTAATGCCTCGTGTTCATTATCTGATAATGTTGGTAGTGGATTATCAATATGAACCGAATAACCTTCGCCGGTAAATCCTGATAATGAACCTTCGCCACGGGTTTCGAGAAAGCAAACAGATTTAAGCGAGCTTGTTGCATTTGGATTACTTATCTTGTATGCTTGTGATTCATCAATTGTTGGTAATCTTGATGCGAGTTTTACGGATGCTGGTGGGCTTGATTCCATGAAGTATAGAATATGATAGCCTCCACTTGGCGTTTTATGAATCCTTAACTTTGCCCATAAATCCGGAAACATTTCTCTAATCGCTGCAAAATAAATAGCGTCAAAACCTTTGTAATATTTCGTGTCAATATCAATATTGAATAAGTTATTTGATATTTTACCACAAATAAAAGCAGCCCATTCAGTCTTATTTTGTTGTAATTGATAAAACAGATCTTGTTCAACTATTTTTTCGGACTGATATTTTTTCCAGCCTTTAAAAGGAGTTTTTACATCAAATGTTTTGCCTTCAAAAGTGGTTGACTTATCTCTTACCGGAATGATGTTTATTCCTAATTCTAAGTAGTGTTTTATTAGTTGCCATGTTTTCATAGATTAAAAAGGTTCATTATCGTTATTAATTATAAGTGACTGATATATTTTAAAATCAAAAGGTTTCCCGTTCTTATCGTAATTGTAGGTCATGTATTTTTTTATGTTAGCCGTATTGGATAGTACTTGTAGATTACCTTCAATATAACCTAAATGTTCCTTTTTTCTGTCAATGTGTAATCCGTGTTTTGTAATTCCTTTTCCCGCAATGTATTCATGTTTAATTACAAATTTTAAAAAATATTCATAGGATATTGTAAAAATTTTACCTCTACGTTTTGCATTATTTTTAAGAATCGAATAAGCGTAACGTTCAGGATATTTTTGTTTATATTTTCTTTTCACGCATGAATAACAATATTTCCCACTCTTAGCAATCTTTCTACAATTTTT